ACAAAAAAAGGCCCAATGCGGAGAACGGGAGCAATACGCACTGGGACCTAATTTGTTCTATAAAATCACTTACGGAGGTGAACTCTATAGAATACTATTGTAGCAGGTGTTATAACTTACTGTCAATATACTCTAACTTTTGTTGGATTACCGTTTTCATCAGTAGTCCATACTTCAACAAAGTCTAATTCTTCTATAACTTGTTCTGGTGTTGAATTTATTTCTGTCATTTTAGTACCATCCTTTTTTCTGAAAATGTTTCCAGGCTCCACATGGATGTGAATGCCTTCTGGAAATATAAGATAATGTAGCCACTAATTGTGATACTGCACTATCTGACTTCTTCATTCCTAGGCTACTTGCTGTGCTGTCTAGGAGTTGTCCAATTCCACTGGCTGTGGATGTTGGATTCTCTGCCTTTGAATTCCAGGCTGACTCTTTTCCAATCAACTTGGTCAAACACAGAAATTGCTCTTTATTGAGCAGATCTTTAGCCACTTCCTTTGCATTTACGCTAAACAAGGGTGGTCTATCCTTGTAAATAACTAACTCTGGTACTGCTTGATCTGTTGTAATACTTGCTTGTATAAAAACTGCCAGTAAAGAGACTATTAGGACTCTTGACCATAAATTTTTGTTTCGCTTAATAAATCTTCTCCTTTGGTTAGTGAACTTCCCCAACTCATTGGCATAGATTTACCTCCTTTACAATTTGTTCTTCTCAATTAAATCACAGATCTGGTCAACGGTCCAGTCATCTAGACCTTCAACCTCAGATAATCTCTCCACCAGTTCTTCCTTGGCGAAGATATATCCGTCTGTGAAACCTTCTTTGTACTCTGACATTACTCTAGTTTACACCATTCTTGACAATTATGGCCTGAATGCTATAGACTTTAATTATGAAACTAATGAATCACTTTAATACCTACACAGGAGAACAACTGCAAAACTTTATTGAGGTCTGCTCTGGATGCCACCTAAATTTTGGTACCACTGAGGCTGGAGATAAGCACCGTATTGGTGCCTTTGGAAAAGATCGTCGCTGTGCCTCTCCTGAAGAGGTTGGTCTTAAAAAAGTTATTAATAAATATGGGTCTGCTGTATATATTAGAAGCAGAGATAAGGTCCGTCTCTGAATGCCCTTTTTTCCTTTTTTTCACGCTCAGTTTTTGACGATTGACGGGCGTTGGTCACTGAGGTATAGGTAGATGCCTAAAAGGGCCTTAAAACGGCTCCTAGGCACCTTAAATGGGCATCCTAGATAATAGGAAAAGAGCCTCAGTAATTGCAACTGAGGCCCTTCCATGTAGATAATGAACAGACAAATAGTGGTGGTTCTGTATTTGATCTACATAAGCCTATTCTACTCTTTATTTCTTTGTTACGCCAAATTCTTTTTCATTAGGTTGTAGTGCCTTTAGTAGTGGACCTGCAAGTCCTGCAAGAAATGCGTTAGCCAAGATCTTGGGATCTGAGATTCCAGAAATATATAGGGCTAGTGCAGATGCTGCAGATGCTCTCAGCCATGATTGTGCTACGGCTAGTGCTTGGTCTTTTGTTGATTTTGGTGTTGGCTTCTTAGTTGCCATTATGACTCCTTTTGTGGTGATTTTCTTTTAGGTCTTACATTCTCAGTCATGAGAATATTCATTATTTGCTGAACCTGAACCTCTAGACGATTGACAGAATCTCTAAGCGAAGATCCACCATTTTCTTTAAGTTCAGATAGGTAGTGTTTTACCATCCAACGAACTGCTGTAGCAAGTCCTCCAATTAGGGTAAAGATTGCTACAAAGAATGCAGCCCAGTCTTGTGGTGTCACTTGATTTCTCCTTATATAAGTTTATCTATCCATGTTTTTGGAGTCTTATTTGTTATGAACTCTAATGGTAGATGATATGTAAATTGCTTTGTACCCTGATTTTTAATCCAGGTAACAAGTTCTCTTAATCCATCATCCAAGTTTGTCTTGGTCTGATAGTTAAGAATCTTTCTTGCAAGGTCTGCTGAGCAGTTTGCTTCTTTTACTTCCTGTGGTCTTCCAGGCATATATATTGGATCTAATTTAAAATCTAGTATCTTTGCTATAGTGTTGGCAAGTTCATTTATGCTCACAAACTCTTCATCAGGACCAATATTAACTATTTGTCCATCTGCTACATCTGTCTCACATGCAATCATCATAGGATCAATAACATCCTGCATAAATGAGAAGCATCTCATCTGTGAGCCATCTCCATAAATAATTGGCTGCTTATCAGAAAGCATCCTGTTAATCATAATAGATGCTACATTTCTAAAAGGGTCGTCATACTTTTGTCTTGGCCCAATAATATTATGAGGTACTAAGATTACATATTTCATGTCGTGTGTTTCACATAAATTCTTAATTAATAATTCTGTTGCATATTTAGCAATACCGTATGGATCTTGTGGTTTTGGTGTCATGTCTTCTGTAAATGGCACTGTGTCCTGTGTTCCATATCTAGCCATTGATGACATGTGCACGAACTTCTTCACACCTGCCCTTATAGAGGCACTCAAGGCCACTGTAGCGATGTGTGAGGTGTTCCTGGTCACTAGTGCTGGGCTAAAGACTGATAGGCCTTCATAGGCCGTACAGGCCGTATTAACGACAAGATCAACGCCTTTAAAATGATCTGCAACTGCATCAAAGTCACCAAGGTCTTTTGCATAAAATTCAACGGCAGTTGGAACATTTTCATAATAGCCACCAAGAAGGTTATCAATACCTACTACGGTATGACCACGCTTAATAAACTCATCTGCTAAATGGCTACCCATAAAACCTGCTACTCCAGTAATCAGAACTCTCATTGATATTCCTTTGGAAGGAACTTGTGAGTGTTACCACTGTAGTAGTGATGTAGAATTAAATTATCTGTATTCTTTGTTTCTGGCTCTGTACTTACCATTACTTCATACTCATCAAAATGCTTAATTGGATTGTTGTTATTTTGGAAGTAATCCCAAACAGCGTATTGAGTAGAAACCCAAGATAGATTCCTGTATTCTTCTTCTGTAAGTTTATCCTTGTTCTTAGATAAAAGATGATTAACATAAAACTTCATGTGAGTTAGGATATCTTTATTGGCTATTTCTCTGCTCATTATAAATTGACCATCATTCATACCTGGCCATACCTCAACCTTATTCATTAGGTCGTCGCTATTGTCTGGCTTTGCCCACATGTGATTAGTTGATCCATATTTATCAAATAGTATTTCTGGATCATTGTGGAATACTGTATCTGTATCTAAATAAAGAACATTGTCTAAGTTGTACTTATGCACTGATTCAATTGCTTTTTCCCAGCGATGCTTTAGGAAGTCAAGGAATCCAACATCAACCCAGTCTTGAGGCCATCCACCATCATTATGTACATCAAACTTAACAATGTTGACATTAACGCCAAGATTTAAATCAGATGTATCTATATTTGATGGAGAGATATACACATAAACTGGTATGTGTTTGTTAAATTTTCTTAAGGTATCTATTGAATATCTTATTTGTTTATAGCAGGCAAGGTCTTTAAGATTGCCTTGTCTAAGATGAAAAGAATAAACAATAGCGTTGTTCATTATGCCTCAAACATAAAAGATATGGCTGCTCTTGGAGTCAGAGATGTTACTTCATGCATGACAGATTTAGGAACATAGATAATGTCTCCTGGATTAAGTACATGGCTCTCAGAACCATCCTCATCAAATATTGTCCATGTAACGGAACCAATAAACTGAGCATAAATAACATCCATAGGATCATTATGCTTACTAGTCGTAGGCTCTTTAGTTGTAAAACTTACTGCACCAAAGTATCCAAGGCATTTGCCAGGCTTTGCTATGTGTTCATGTAACTGTTTTAGTCTTTCTGCTTTGCTTTCAATCCCTGGAAAATTTCTCTCATTAATATTTTCTAGAGTCAGTGTTAGTTTCTGGAAAAAGTTTATCTTTCCAACAACATCTTTGCCAAAGGCCATCCCATTGTTTGGATCATTTAAGTCATAGGCATCATTAATAGAACTAATAAAGTTGTCCCAGCCGTAGCCTTCATCAAAAAACTTATTTAAAACAACAACATTGCCTTTATTTGTTTCCATTTTGAAGGTTCCATTGCTCTTCTGTAATGTTTCCTCTTACTACCTCAAGATAACTTGGTCCCTTTGTAAAATACCAATGATCTGGCTCTGCAAAGTGGAAGAATATCATCGCAACCTTATTGGTCTCTGGATTAGGAAACTCTTCACGCCAATGGAATTGATCGTTACCATAATAGGCTAATGCTTGATTTGGATATAGTGTGTATGCTTTATCCTCAACAAATAGATCCCAAGGCTCATTCTGATAAACACACATATCAAGAGTATAAGTACATGCGTTGTCGTCCTTATGCTTATAAAGACTTGGAGCAGGATCTTGTCCTTCATAATGTGCAAATAAAGTGTAGGTAGGTAACAGTGTTGTACTGTTAAATTGTCTTCTTGCCTCACCTATTAATTGATTTGCCAAGTTTGCTAATATTGGAAGTCCACCATCTCCAATGCAGTATCTGCTAAATCCAGGATCAAACCCAAAACTTTTAGGATTTGCTACAGCATCCATCAATGTTGCATAGTCTTCAGGTGCTATAAGATTTTCTACTAATTTTGGCTCGTTCATCGTAACCAACTAACTACTGCGTATCTATTTCCTTCAATAACTGGAGATACTGAGTGATTGTACATATAGTTTGATGGAAAAACAATCATTTGATTAGCCTTTGGTTTAAAGGTAATTCCAAAACGAGGAAAGTTAATCTCACCACCAGTATAATTATCATTTAAGTAGTATACAGTAGATACTCGTCTAGGGTAATCTTTGTGATCATCAATGTGATTGGTAAAGAATTGACCTTTTCCATATTTTAAAATTCCATAAGTATCATGCCATTCGCAAGGAATTCCATAATGGTTCATGTAGTCTCTTTCAACTGAATCAAAATTCTCAAAGAACATGTTGTGTAGATTTAACTCAAAGGCTTCATGCATAGTTCCAGCAGAAGAATCTTGTAGTTGACCTCTATAAGGAATACCAATTGTCTGAGTGCTTCTAGTCATTGTATTAATCTTAACATCGTCTGCTTCTTTTACAGATGCTCCTTGCCACTCTATATTTGCAGCAAGCATTCCTTCTTCAATGTCTGTATATAGTGTCTCACTATTTGGAATAACATCGCTATATACGATTATTCCTGGTGCTATTTCTTCTTTTATCATTTCTACCACTTTCCTATTGGACATGCTGCTCCTTGTAATTTTGTTTTTGCAGCCATAAAGCAACCACACTTTTTACATGTTGCTGTTAGTTTAATTAGTTCTGGACATGCTTTACATATTTCAAATCTAGCATCAGATATAGATTTATCTTCTACTAACTTACCATGATCTAACAAATGCCATGGTCTTGAGTCGCCCATAGCCTCTTTCCATTCTTCCCATTTTGACATGCATTCCCCTTTAGTTTTATTATACTCTGTTTACTATTTTTTCGCCATCCCAAATATCACCAATCTTAGCAGTTTGGCTTTCTGGAACTTTAATTATGTTTACCTGGCTATCACCAGCAAAAATAGCGTCCATTTGTTGAGCAGCGACTGTACCATTATTTGCAAGAGATCCATATATCATTACATTATTGCACAAATATCCATAAACACTTATTGTGTCCCAATCAATACTTTGTGGAATTACTGACACTGATCCTCCACTAAAGGATTCTCCGTCCCAAACTGCTCCAGGAGTTGCTGACCACTTATAAGGAGTAACTACCATTCCAGTAATTGGAAGACCACTTTCTACTGCAGCCTCTAGTCTTTCTTCTTTTTCTACATTGTTTGGATATGTTGCAAAGCCATAGATATCCCAAGTGTCTTGACTATTTTTTACTATACATGCGTACATTGTTCTCCTTTTGTATAACTAATTTTAACATCAATTTCTTTATTTTTTAAATTGGACATAGACCACCACATGCTTGATCAACAACCTCACCAGCACAACCATTACCACATGTTAGAGGTGGTGTAGGAGCAACTGGGGTTGGTGCCACAGGCGTAGGTGCCACAGGAGTAGGTGCTACAGGTGTAGGTGCTACTGGTGTAGGTGCTACTGGTGTAGGAGCAACTGGTGTAGGAGCAACTGGGGTTGGTGCCACAGGCGTAGGTGCTACTGGAGTAGGTGCTACTGGAGTAGGTGCTACTGGAGTAGGTGCTACACAAGAAAGTGTAGGAATATTAGGTGTAGTTGTGTATGTTCCAGATTGCTGGTTAGTAACAGTTGTTCCACACTGAGCATTCATTTGATTAAATGCTGCTGTAAATCCAGAAGTACTTGTTCCTGTAACTTGTGTTCCAACACAACATCCTGTATACCAATAAGTTAATACTGGTGCTACTGGAGTAGGTGCTACAGGAGTTGGCGCAACTGGCGTTGGCGCAACTGGCGTTGGCGCAACAGGTGTAGGTGCTACTGGAGTAGGGGCTACAGGCGTAGGAGCGACTGGGGTTGGAGCGACTGGTGTAGGTGCTACAGGTGTTGGAGCAACAGGAGTAACAGGAGTAGGAGCAACTGGTGTTGGGGCTACTGGAGTAACAGGTGTTGGGGCAACTGGTGTAGGTGCTACTGGGGTTGGAGCAACGGGAGTTGGTGCAACAGGTGTTGGTGTAGGTGCAGTTACTAATCTTAATACTACGCCTATACCACTTGGGTTACGAAATAACGGACTCACGATTCTCCTTTTAAATATTAATTAAGCAAACTTGTTTTGTGAAGCAAGAACAGTATATGTTGCTGATGCTGTCTTTATAATTGTATAAACATACACATCTGTTGAGTTAGTGTTTCCTGAAGAAGGTGCTGTTCCACCTAGCCACTTAGGAGTTACTGCTACAGAATCAATGGTAAATCCTGTTGGATAGTACGCTGTAGCACCATTTGGTGAAACAAGTACAACTGATATTTGTTCTCCAATTGCCATTGTTGAGTTAAGAGTTGCTGCACCAGATCCACGAACATTTGTTGTCCAGTTGGCTGTAGCATTGGTCTGTAGAACTTCAACAGATGCTGTTAAAGTGTCAATATCAACAGTGCCTGTTGCTCCAGGAGTTGCGACAATTTGAACTGTTTCCTTTGGTGATGTTAAAGTACCATTGGACATGTCTCCAATGCCTTCCCAGGCTGTTCCGTTATAAAAAACGGTAGCGTTAGTGTCAGCAAGATAGGCAAACATACCTTCTTGTACAACACCTACTGTCAAGGCAGCGTCTCTTGCTGCAGCGTCTGCAAAGTACATGATTGATTGATTTTGTAGGTTAAATTGAACCTGTGCTGCAGTTAGGACCTCACCTGTAGTAAACAGACGATATCCTGCATTTGGACTACCTATTGGCATCGTTTTTCTCCTTTAGTATGATAGATTGTTAACATCAAGTATACCTTGATTTGTTGAATCAAGGATAAAAGCCTGAATTAGTGGTTCTGCTGTTAGCAGTTTAGTTACCCAGTTATTTGGTGTAATGTCGTGCTGGACACCCTGAATAAACAATTCTCTTGCTATAAAACTGCCACCAGACATTGTTTTGGTTACTACAACAAGAGAATAAATGTCTGAAGATAGATTGACTACTGTGGCTTCATCGCTTTGATCTGCATAGATATCAACTGTCATTGATTCAATTCTTACATCTGCGTCTTTACGAGAAACCAACAAAGTTCTTGCCTGATCATTTGCCTCTTGATCTGTTTGTACAAGAATTCCTGATCTTTGCCCTGACTTTATAAAATATTTATCAATACTTTCTTGACTAAATACTTCTTGTGGTACTGGCAAAGGTATTGATCCATTATCGTATCTTGTGACTGTTACATCATTTAGAATAAGTTGATCGTCATAGGCAAAGTCAACAGAGGCATACTCTAAACTTCCAGGAGCACTTGTGTCTGAATAGTATCTTGGTGTTGTATCTGCTAAAATAGAAACATCATTACGATCTAAAAATCTTGCTTTTCCAGATCTTGAGATAAAGAAAGCACCAAATTCAGATTGCTCAACTGTTTGAATAGCCTGTAATATTGATCTTGCTCCACCTGGATCTGCCTGCATTGTTGAATCACCAACATCAATTGATCTCATAGATTCTGGGAAACCTGAAAAATTAAGCAATGCATTTACTCTTGCTCCAGATAGTTGACCTGCTGGACAGCCAGGGACTGGAGAAACACCAGTAGAAACATTGTTAAGAAGTCTAAATCCGTCAACACATTGTAAAACAACTGTTGAAGTTGTATTTACGCCTTCGTAGAAACCAGTATCATACGAAGTAATATATCCAGCAAATAGGTTAACTTCTACTGGATCTCCATTTAATGTTGTTGTTGCAAAGATTCTTATCTTGCGTAATGGTAATAATTTACCAAAGTATGGAGAGTTAATGTTATATGGGTTAAAGTCTGAGTTAGGATCATTTAGCGTTACCGTCGCACTTCCAGCCTCAAAGTTAGCAAGAATACGGTTACGGCCTCTACGAGTAGACACCTTCATAACCTGATCAGTTATATTAACAAGGTCTGCAGCAGCATCACCTAAAATATTTACATCTAAGATACCATATGCTGGATCATCAAGAATTAAAGGGTATGCAAATGAAGCACCACTTGAGAAGTCAATTTCTACATTTATCGCTGGTCTAGCCATTTTATATTGCCTCTAAAGTTAGTGTTTGACCATTATACTGACCACGCAATAGTCCTTGTCTGACTGTTGCAACTAAGTCATTTTCAGAAGTCACTGAGCCTGCTACATTGATTGTAATGTTTGGAGAACCAGAACCTGATGATCCACTAGCCATTAATCCCTTAGCATTATCAATAGTAGATGATGTTCCCACATATCCACCATATCTCTTTGCCATTCCTTCAGCATATTGTTGGTTTCTTAATGCTGTCTCAGCAGCCTCTTGTTCAGCCCTTTGCTGTGCTGCAATAGCCTGTCCTGTATATCTTGCAGAAGATAAAGCATTTTGTGTGCTTACTCCTTGAGCAAGAAGACCAGTAACCATAGAGTTAGCAATACCTGATGCACTTTCATTTGCTGCTACGGCTGCTGCTACGGCTGCATGTATTGTTTTAGTGGTTGTTGCTGTACTTATTGCTGCTAGGCTTTCAGTAGTAGAGGTAGCAGTAGTAGAAGTAGAAGTAGATCCTCTAGGCTTAATATCTCCTGGACTTGCTACGCACTCACCTGTGTAATAGTTGTAATAAGGTCTTGAAGGTCCGCAAGGGCCTTGAGGAGTAACTGCTGCAGCACTAGATGAACTTGAAGAACTGCTTGATGTATTGCCTAATGCTGCTTGGTATGCCAAAAGTGCTGCTAGAGCACTCTTCCATCCAATTGTTGCTGCAGTTGCTGGATCAATCAGGGTACCTGAATAAGAAACGGGGCTACCTATTTCCTTAATGTATGCAACAACTTGATCAGTAGTTAACTTCCACTTATCTTGAATCTTAACAATTTCAGCATCAGTTAACTTACCATCATTTACTATACCAACAAAGTCAGCATACATGCGTACTTGATTTTCAGTCAACTTCCACTTAGACTTAAGTTTCTCAATTTCAGAATCACTTAAGATACCGTCATTTAATGCCTGGAAGAAATCAAGATACTGTGCTGCTTGAGCCTGAGTGCTACCCCAGGATTTAGCAAGACTAATAACTTCTTCATCTGATATTGTGCCATCTTCAATAACCTTAAGTTGTAGTAAATATGCATCTACTGCTTCATTAGTCACACCCCACTTAAGAGCAAGGATCTGAACTTCTTGTGTAGTTATCTTATTATCTGCTAAGGCCTTAAGAATATCATCATATCTAAGGGCTAGATCATTTCTAACCTTTGCAAGGAAAACTTCTTCCTTCATTCTTTCAAGTCTTGCTTTATCAAGAGCGTTGATATTCTTTTGTCTTTCTAAAAGAGCAATTGCTGCATTTAGTTGCTTAGGATCTTCTTCATCTACCTTGCCCTTGATGCCAAGACTATTTATCTTCTTTAACTGTGCTTCAAGTAGTTTCTTTGCCTTTAACTCTATAGCATCTCTTTTTGCTTGTTCTATTGCACGAGCCTTAGCAGCCTTGTCTGACTCTATTTGAAATTTTAAATCATTAGCAGCAATAATTGCATCTAATCTTGCTTGCTCTTCTGCAGCCTTCTTTGCTTGGAAATCTTTCTCTATTTGTGCATTCATCTGAGCCAACAACTCAGTATCGCTTGGTCCAGTCACTGTCTTTACAATGCCATAAAGAGCACCAATAAGAGCCAGACCCTTTAATATTATTCCTACTCTGCCCTTAATTAAATCTAAGCCTTTAGTAACAAGGCTAGTAGACTTTGTTGCTCCTGCTACTGGGAATCCCTTACCAACTTTTGCTGATTCTGTTGCTGCTTTTGCAGCCTTCTCAGTTACAACATCGTATCTCTTGCCAGACTTAAGAATTTCAAAGTTAAGTCCACCAAAGACTTTCTTTAATTTTGTAAACACCCAAATAGAACCAGCACCATAAAATAGTACTTCAGCCCATTTAACAAGTCCAAATATAGAAGTATTTAATGCTCCAGAAATTTGTAGAACAACTGTTAACAACCTTGTTAGATTATCACCATTGTCTACTAATAGTTTAACTAATGCTGAAACTCCTTTAAGACTGTCTTGTAATTCTTTTTCATTCTTATCTATCCACTCATCAAGAGCCTCAATCAAACCACCTGGCCCTGTTAAATAATCAACAAAGTCTAATATATATGGCAGTAAAATATATCCTAGTTTTTCTATTATTTGATTGTAAGATAATGCTAATACCTTTAGTCTACCAGCAGTTGTATTGGCTGCTGCATATGCTGCTCCCTTGCTTATTTTGGCATAATCACTGAATATCTTATTGAGATCTTTTTGCTTAAGGGCAACCTTATCAATAGGTAGACCTATTTTTTTAAGTGCGTCAGTCTGTCCATTTACTGCTTTGGAGATTGCTGTTGTAACTAAGCCTAAATCTTTTCCTGCAAATGCTGCAACATCTGTGGAAAGTTTTAATAGACTTTGGGCTTGTGAAAGATCTCCTGTTGCATTTACTAATCTTTGTAATGATGGAATAAGTTCATCATTATCAATTGCTACTTGCAGTTCAAGAGAATCTAAAAATTTACTATTTGCAGCAATTGCTTCTTCTGTTGCTGAAGTTGAATTACGAATTGATAATGCTAAAAGTCTTTGTGCTTGCTCATCTGATGCTGCAGCCTTTACTGCATCTACACCAATCTTAACTGCAAATGCTCCTGCAGCAGCACCTGCTACTGCAAAGTTTCTTAATGCTTTCTTGCCAAATGCATCAATTCTTTTTTGAAGTTTGGCTATGTCTTTTTGAGCAGCCTTAGAACCTTTGTCTGAATACTGGGTAAGGATTCTGGCTACTACTGCACCTACTGCCATATTAGCCACGCTCCTTTTCTAAATTGTTTTGTAATTTTGATTTAACATCATTGAATGCTCTTTCAACATTGTTAACAATTCTATCTTTGTTTTTATCAACAGATTTCCATACTAAACGAGAAGCCTGTGATTCTTTCTTTTCAAGGTTGCTGATAAATGTACCAGTTCCTCTATTTGATCTACCTGCCAATTCATAAATTACACCTGCTGCAGATCTGTTCTTTAATGCTCCTGCTGATGTAGTATATCCTTTACTTCTACTTACTTTACCCTCAGCCTTTGAGGATGTAATTCCTGCTTTGATAACACTCTGATCCCATGCAGGCCATCCAGCACCATTACGAGAACGAGGATTGCGAGCAGGTTGAGTAGACCATCCACTTAGTGGTGCGTCTGCTTTGACAAAGCCTTGTGCATCTTTTTTAGCAATTTTAAGTTCAGAGTTAATAACTTTGTTGAAACTTTTAACTGCATCTTTGTCAAATTTTTCCAATGCCTTTAGTGTCTCCTTTACTCCAGTTAACACTATTGCATCTTTACTCATTGCCTGCTCGCTTCCTTTGATCGTTCTTTCAGATAAATAACGATTGACTCAATAACACCTTCTGGTGCTTCAAGTAAATCTATTGGAGATATGCCTGTCTCCACAGAAATCATTGCTACCGTATAGGTTAGGCTGTTTCTGTGGATTCTGAATTTGGGTCAGACTCTAGTTCAACACTATCTAGTGTGTCCAAGAAGGCATCGCCAAAAGGCTTTACTACAAGTCCAGCATCCTTCATGGCTCCCCAAGCCAAAAAGTAGATGTGTTCCATCTTCTGATCTTCTGTAAGCAACTTAGCAAAACCCTTGTTAAACTTGTTTTCAAATGCAACAAGAGTCTTTGGACGCAAAGGATATGTTCCTTCGTTTCCATCGCTAGTCTTTACTTTTATACTTAATCCATCCATTTTGATTCCCCTTTCAAGGTATAGTTGTATTATGGAGTTATATCTTTAATTATTTCTCCAGATATAGGCCAGTTCACCGTAACAGTACTTAATGATCCAACACTTCCGTTAATTGGAGTCCATTCAGTTACTAATGCTTCAAACTGATATTCTGGATTTGTAGCAGACTTTACTGTATTTATTGGTCTTACTACACATGAGACTTTTGTTCCTACACGATTTGGCTCTGAGGAGTACGGAGGTACGCCACCAAAAAACTCTTCAATAGAGTCATTAGCAAAATCCTGATAGAACTCAAAAGAAACTGAGTTAGTTCCAACTCCTGCAATGACTTCTTTATAGATAACTCCAGCCTTAACTGGTGTTACATCTAAAATATCATGTACAGTGCTTATTGTTATGCTTGAAATGTGGTCGCTGAAATCATAGGTACCCTCAAATACAACATAGGCGTTAGTTAGAACTATTTTTGACATATTAAGGAGTTACATCCTTAACGACTGGTCCTGAGATTGGCCATGTAACTGATGCAGTGGCTAGTTCGCCTACAGCACCGTTTAGTGGTGTCCACTCTGAAATCAAAGCGTTAAATTGGTACTCTGGGTTAGTTGCTGAAACTGCTGTTCCATCAACAGGTGTTACTGTTACATTTGCAAGTGTACCCAATAGTGGATAGATGCTTGCTTCTACTGATGATGCTGCGAAGTCCTGGTGGAACTCAAATGTTACTGAGTTATCAACAAGCCCTGCAATACGCTCCTTTGCTGCTAATGGAACATTTCCACCTGCAAATGCAGTGGTTTCCAAAACATCATAGGTGCTTCCTAATGTTACTGATGCAATATGATCGCTGAGATCTACTCCTGCGATTGTCACAGCGACATTCGTTAATACTAATCTTGCCATGTTATTATTCTCCTTGTTCGTTATTTACTGAGTTAAAAACAGGAAAATATTCTTCCTGCTGTGTTACTGGTGCTTCTTTTACTGCTGGTGTTACCTTTGCTGCATTTGCGGCTGCGATATGTCCTGCTGCAAGAAGAAATTCAACATTGCTTCCTGCACTAAGTATATCATCTTTGGTAAGTTTCTCATCTTTTACCTTACCGCAAACTTTCGTGTTTGAGATTACTGTATATTCCATTTGCTTCTCCTTAACCCCAAATTGTGAGGTTGTAGCGATATGATAAGAAAGATTGCTCACCAGAAGTATATGTACCACTTTCTGCACTTATAACTCTGAGTGTATCAACAAGGCCACCTAGTGTTCTATCTGATTCTAAAGCAGTTTTGATGGAACCTGTTCCACTACCTGCCAAGAATAGATCAAGTTTGTCTTGTCCACTTCTTTCTGATATTCTTTGTACAATCACAAATATATCAACAGATGCTTGGTCTAAACCACGCATGTTGTCAATGTCAAATGTGAAATCTAGTTGTCCTACTACTGCACATGGTGGAACAACAACATCTGGAATTAAATCATAAACTCTCAGATTTGTTATTGTCTGTAGATTTTCTTTTAACGCATCTCTTACACCATTGATATTGGTAATTGCCATTAGAATGCCAATCCAAAGTTTCTGCGATAT